ATCGCCCGTAAGAACGGTAAGACCGCGCTGATCGCAGCGCTGGTGCTGGTTCATCTGGTTGGGCCGGAGTCGATTCCGAACGGGGAAATCTATTCCGCCGCCAACGACCGCGAGCAGGCGGCGCAGGTCTACAAGGTGGCTGCGCAGATCGTGCGCGCCGATCCGGAACTGAGCGACATTCTGCGGTGCGTCGATTCCACGAAGACCATCGCTTGCTATGCGAACGGCAGTTTCTATCGGGCGATGTCCAGCGAGAGCGGGACAAAGCACGGTCTAAACCCAACCTTCGTCATCTTTGACGAGCTGGCGCAGGCGAAGAACCGGGAACTGTACGATGTTCTCGACACTTCGATGGGCGCTCGTTCCGAGCCGCTGTTTGTGGTCATCTCTACGCAGTCAAACGATCCAGAACATATTCTGTCGAAGCTTATTGATGACGGTCTTGGTGCGAAAGATCCTCGCATCGTCTGCCATCTCTATGAAGTCCCAGAAGATTGTAAGGACATTTTCGATCCGCGGGTTTGGAAGAAGGCTAACCCGGCGCTAGGCGACTTCCGGTCACTCGCGGACCTGAAGGCGATTGCGGATAAAGCGGAGCGGATGCCGGCCGAGGAGCCGAAATTCCGCAATCTGTATCTAAACCAGCGCGTTGCGCCGATCGCGTCCTTGATCTCACGGCGGGAATGGGTGGCCTGTGCCGGCCCGGCGGATTTCGCGGAAAAGGAAGAGGTCTATCTGGCGCTGGATATGTCGGCGGTGGTCGACCTTACCGCGCTTGTCATGGGTAGCGCCGGAGACAAAACCAAGGTCCGCGCTTTCATCTGGAAACCGGAAGACCTTTTAGGCGAGCACAGCAACCGGGATTTTGGTTCCGGAAATAACCGTTATGGGCAGTGGCGCGAGCAAGGCCATCTGCTTGTTTCGCCGGGCCGAACTATCGACCCGGCAGTGGTTGCGATGAAGATCGCCGAGCTGTCGCAAGCCTACGCGGTTCGCGGGCTCGCTTATGATCGATGGCGCATTGCCGATCTGTTGCGCGAGTTCGACCGCATCGGCTTGCAGGCGTGGGAAGACAAGGGCCAGGAGAAACAGGGTTCAGGCTTGCGCCTGATCCCGTGGGGCCAAGGTTTCAAGGACATGGCTCCGGCGATTGATGCGCTTGAGTTGGAAGTCGTCGACCGCAAGATAGAGCATCCTTCAAATCCGGTTCTGACGTGGGCAATGGCAAACGCCGTCGCGACAATGGACCCGGCTGGAAACCGCAAACTCGACAAGGACAAGGCGCGTTTTCGTATCGACCCTGCGGTCGCGCTAACGATGGTTTGTGGTCTCAAAGCCCGCGACAGGGCGAAAGCAAAGCCTGAAGCGGGGTTGGTTTTCTTATGAGCATTTGGACGCGGCTTGCGAACTGGATGGGCGGTGTCGAAAACTCGATATCCCCGGCAGAATACTATTCGCAGGACTCGCAGACGCTGGCCGGCGATATGTTCGCGCCGGTCAAGAAACTGCCGCAGCCAACCGAAGTTACGGCGCTGACGGTTTCCGCGATTTATGCCTGCGTCAATCTGATCGCTGGCGCTATCTCCGCTCTGCCCGTCAACATCTACAAGCGCAATATCGCCGACGGCGAGCGCGACCTTCTGCACAATGATAATTTGTGGTGGGTCCTGAATGAAGAGATGGGGCCGCGGTGGTCGGCCGCAAGCGGCTGGGAATTCCTCGTTCAGTCCTTGCTGTTGCATGGCGATGCGTTCGCAATAATCAAGCGCGATCCGGCGGGAACGCCGAACGGTCTTGAGCCGGTTCACCCGTACCGCGTTGTCGTTGCGATCTCTACCGATCTTTCGCGGCTGGTGTACCGGATATTTCCGGAGAGCATTTCCGGCCAGGCAGTCGGCGAAACCAGGACTTATGACCAAGACGATATCCTGCACGTTGCCGGTTTTGGTTTCAACGGCTTCCGCGGGCTTTCACCGCTGCGCCACGCGCTGCGGATGGCCGGCTCGGTCGCAATCGCAACGCAGGATTATAGTGCCAACTTCTTCGCTAACTCAGCGCGTCCCGACTACGCATTAAAAACTGATCAAGTCCTTAGCCCCGAAAAGGTTGAGGAAATGAGCAGGCTTATTGATGAGCGGCACCGCAACCCGGAGAACTCACATCGCCCCATGCTGCTGCAGGGCGGGCTAGACATCAAAACGTGGTCGATCCCGATCTCGGAAATGCAGCTTCTGGAAACGCGGCAATTCCAGATCGAGGAAATCGCGCGGGCCTATGGCGTTCCGCCATTCATGATTGGCCACAACGAAAAAACCACTTCCTGGGGCTCCGGCGTCGAAGCGATGGGCATCGGGTTCGTTCGCTACACGCTACGGCAACATCTGAATAAATTCCAGAACGAGATTAACCGAAAGATGTTCCGCACTGCCGCTCGGGTGGCGGAATTCGACACCACAGACCTAGAGCGGGCTGACACGAAATCGCTCTACGAATCTCTGCGCATCGCAGTAGGCCGCGCCGGAGAGCCGGCGCTGATGAGCGTCAATGAAGCTCGCTCGGTGCTGCGGCTGAAGAAGAAGCCGGGCAGCGATGGATTGCCTATCAATCCGGGGCCGGGCTTGTCCCCGGATGCAACTAAACAGGACACCACGGGCAATGCTTAACCGGCAAATGTTCAATCTGCTTTCGGCCAACGCAAAGCGCGGCAGCTTCAAGGCCGAAGGCAACACGTTGTTTCTATATGACGTGATTTGCGGGTCGGATGATGAGGCTGCGTTCTATGGCGGCGTTTCTCCGCAGGCTTTCGCCGGTGCAATGAAGGCGATGACTGGTCCCGTTCATCTGCGCATCAACTCGCCTGGCGGCGACGTTTTCGGCGCCGTCGCGATGGCGCAGGCGATGCGGGAATACGACGGCGAAGTGATCGCGCATATTGATGGTTACGCTGCGTCGGCTGCGTCTGTGATCGCGGTCGCTGCGTCCAAGGCGATCATGGCGCCGGGCTCATTTATGATGATCCATAAGGCTTGGACGCTCGGCGTAGGGAACAGCGACGATTTGCTTGCCACGGCTTCGCTGCTTGAGAAAATCGACGCAACGCTCGCCGATACCTATGCCAAAAAGAGCGGCAAAGAACCGAAAATGTTCGCCGATTTAATGGCAAAAGAGACATGGTTTACGCCTCAAGAGGCCATTGACGCCGGATTGGCGGATGAAATCGCGGAGCAGCCCACCAGCGCTAAAGCACTGGCTGCTTGGGACATGAGCGCGTTTGCCGCAGCTCCGAAGCCCGCCGAGAAGATCGAGGCAGTGGAAGCCACTGTCGCGCCAGAGCCTGCCGCCGCAGAAAACCCCGCCGACGATATCGGACGACGCCAGCGAATCCACGCCGCGCGTTTGCTCCTCACCACTGCCTAAGCGCTCGCCGCGCGAAGTCAGATAACGCCGCGTTTCTGCGGTCAACCTCCTATGGAAAGGTAGCTCTATGAGCATCCAGGCACTACGCGAACAGCGCGCGGCGAAAGCCAAAGCGCTGAATGAGTTGGTTTCGAAGGACAAGTGGGACGCCGCTGTCGATCTGCCGATCTATGACGCCGGCATGGCTGAGATTGAGGCGCTCGATGCGCAGATCAAGCGCATCGTCGCGGTGAATGAACTGGCCGCCGACAATTTCCAGCGCGAGCATATCGCCGAGCGCGCCGATCGTGTCGCGAAGGACCAGAAGTCCCCGGCCTCCGCAATATTCGCCAAGTGGCTGCGCGGCGGCGACTCGGCGCTGTCGAATGAAGACTGGTCGACGGTGCGCAACACCATGTCAACCAGCACCAACAGCCAGGGCGGCTACACCGTGCAGACGGATGTCGCTACCCAGGTTCTCGACGCACTGAAGCAATATGGTGGCATGCGCGCCGTCGCGGATGTCATCCAGACCGCACAGGGCAATACCATCAACTTCCCGACCTCGGACGGCACCTCCGAGACCGGCGAAATCATCGGCCAGAACACGACCGCCACCGCGGCCGATCTGAGCTTCGGCGTTGTTGCCCTGAACGTCTACAAGTTCTCGTCCAAGATCGTGGCCGTTCCGTTCGAACTGCTGCAGGACAGTTCGGTCGACGTTGAGGCGTTCGTTCGCCAGCGTCTGGTGACGCGCCTCGGCCGTATCACCAACACGAAGTTTACGACTGGTGCTGGCGACGGATCGAGCGAACCAAACGGCATTATCACCGCAGCATCGACTGGCGTCACTGCGGCGAACAGCACCTCGCAGGTGACTTCGATCCTCTATACCAGCCTGATCGACCTCGTTCACTCGGTCGACCCGGCCTATCGTGCGCTCGGAAACTGCCGTTTCATGATGAACGACGCTTCGGTGAAGGTCATCCGCAAGATCGTTGACGGTCAGTCCCGTCCGATCTTCAACCCTGGTTATGAGACCGGCGTTCCCGGCGGTGCGCCAGACATGCTGCTGGGTTATCCGATCCAGATCAACCAGGACGTTGCCACGATGGCGGCTTCGGCCAAGTCGATCGCGTTCGGCGACTTCTCGTTCTACAAGATCCGCGACGTGATGGATGTAACCATGTTCCGGTTCACGGACTCGGCTTACACCAAACTCGGCCAGGTCGGCTTCCTCGCGTGGTTGCGCTCCGGCGGCAACTTCGTTGACGTGGGCGGCTCGGTGAAGCTGTTTGTCAACGCGGCTTCCTGATCTTTCGAAGCGAAGGGCCGGGGCACTTTGCCCCGGCTTTTCATTATGTGAGGGCGCATGAAAGTTAAGATGAAAGCATATATGACCGGGCCGCACTTTGAATATGTGCCCGGCGATATCGCGGAGTTTGACGCGGATGAATGCGCTCGCCTGATCAGTGTCGGTGGGGCTGAGGCGCTCCCGGCCACTGAGATTGAGCCGGTCGCGCCTCCCGCGAAGGTTGAATCTCGCGCGGTGAAGAAGCGATAAATGCGCGTCACCCTCGTCACCCCACCGGCCGTCGAGCCTCTAACTGCGACCGAGGTGAAGGCGCGGCTTGGCTATGGCTCGGAGGTCTCCGACAGTCTTGCGAGTTCGCTAATCACGGCGGCGCGCCAGCAACTGGACGGTTGGGGCGGTTGGCTTGGGCGGGCACTGATTACCCAGACGTGGAAGATCACGCTTCCCGGCTTCTATCAGGGAACAAAGCGGCATTATTGGTTCGAAAACCCCGCGTTGATAGCAGTCAATGACTGCCCCATCACTCTACCGATACCGCCATTACAGTCCATCTCATCTATTTCGTATGTGGACACGGCCGGCGTAACACAGACGCTAAGCTCAAGCGCTTACCGCACTCTGACCGACACGTTCGCAACGATTTTTCCTGTCTATGGCACCAACTGGCCCGCCACGCGCTGTCAGCAGGACGCGGTAACGATTACCTTCGTCGCTGGTTATGGAGATGCCGGCAGCGCTGTTCCTGAGCCGATCCGGAGCGCGATTGCATTGCAGGTGGCACATCTGCGCTGGATCTCTGCGCAGAACCCATTCCTGTCGGCGGATCGCGTTGAGGGTCTAGGCGAGCAAAAATACAGCGTCGGGGGCACGGCAACCGCCGCGCTTAATGCAGCCGTCACGGCTCTGATTGCGAATTACAGAATACCGATATGAACGCAGCGCAGGCGCTCGCCCAGCATCAGAAATTTATCGACCAGATCGGTGAAGACATCGCGATTCGGCGCTTTACGGGCACGGGCACGCCGCGGCCCTATACCGACACGACCGTGCGCGCTAGGGTGATGGGTTACCAGCCGAAAGAACTGGTGGGCCCGATCGTCCAGGGCGACCGTAAGGTGATTACGCTGGTCGACACACTAACATCACTACTTCCGATCACGACAAACGACAAGGTTGTGGTTGGCGGCAAGCAACTCTCGATCAAGGCCGTCGACGACAACACCAGGCGCATTGGGGGAACGTTGATCGCGCTTGAATTGCAGGTGGGCGGGTGAGCGTAACCGCTGGCGAGGCGTTGGCAGCGGTTCGGAGCAGGCTTGAGAGTGGCAGCCTGTCACTGACGCTCTATTGGCACGGTGACGACGCGCCGACGCTGCCGGACACGCCGGCTGCGTTTGCCTATCTCGTTTTCAATAACGAAGGTTCAAGACTGGCGGCGTTCGGGGGCGGTGCCGGGTCAAACCTGTATCGCAATCGCGCAACGCTTGAGGCTTATGTCTTCGCGCCGCCCACTGGGGCGAATGGTATGGCGCCGGTCATGGCGCAAGCTGAAACGATCGCGGCGCGGCTGCGCAGTTTCAGGGACGCGACGATTTCTTGTTACTCGGCTGATGTCATCCCGGTAGGTCCGGGATCAAACCTCGCGCCTCCCGGCTTTCCTAACGAAGTCAACAACTACCTCTGCGCCATTGCAGAGGTTCAGATCGAATTCGACCAAATCGGCTGACGCCGTAACCACCGCCCCGTCGAGATGACGGCGCATTCCCTTAGATGGAGAAGAACAGATGTCTCTCGCCGAAGGCGTACAAGCATCAATTCGCTATAAAGCCTATTCGACGGGCGTCATCTCGTCGAACTCACAGCCGGTTTCGTCGACCGATCCAGCCGCAACTGGCGGGCAGATCCTGCGCCGCGTGTCGTCTTCGCTGAAACTCGCGAAGGACACCTATCAGTCGAACGAGGTTCGCACCGATCGGCAAATTCAGGACTTTCGCCACGGCGTCAAGCGCGTTACCGGATCGATCTCTGGCGAGCTCAGCCCGGCAACGTATTTCGATTTCATTGAGGCAGCTTGTCGCGGCACCAAATCGGCCAGCGTCGTGGCTCTTACCGAGACCGATCTGACCTCCGCCGAGCTGGACAACACCACGTCGACCATCACGTTCGCCGGCGGCGCTCCGGTCACGCTCGGCCTGCGGGTTGGTGACATTATCCGCTTCACCAACTTAGCGACCTCGGCGAACAACTCGATCAACTTCCTCATCACCGGGTTCTCCGGCACGAGCAACCGCGTTCTGTCGGTCTATCCGGCGCCAACGACCGAAACGGCGGACACCGCGTTCAACGTGACGACGGTCGGCAAGTCGGTCTTCGTGCCGTCCTCCGGCTTCGTCTCGCGCAAGTTCGGCATCGAAATCTATAACTCCGACATTGATGTGTCGCGGTTCTATACCGAGTGCCGCGTTGGTGGCTTCACGATGCAGCTCCCGGCCACTGGCATGGGCACCATTGAAATCCCGATGATGGGCCGCGACATGGAAGTGGCGACCGGTGCATCCGCGCCGTTCTTCACCGCACCCGCATCCGAGACCACCACGGGCAACATTGCTGCCGTCAACGGCCTGTTGCGTGTCGGCGGCTCGACGGTGGGCGTCGTCACCGGCATGAACATCCAGATGAACCTTAACCCATCGTCAGATGCAGTGGTCGGCCAGAACTTCGTTCCTGAAATCTTCCTCGGCCGCGCCAATGTCACCGGCCAGGTCACAGCGTTCTTTGAGGACTCGACCCTGATCAACGACTTCAGGAACGAAACCGAAGTCTCGATCCTCGCCTATCTTACCACGACCTCGGCCTCGGCCTCACCGGCAATGACCGTGTATCTGCCGCGCGTGAAATTCGGCGACGCCGACGTCGCGACCTCGGGCGAGGGCGGACAGGCTATCACGATGCCTTTCCAGGCGCTCAAGGCTGACGGAACGACCGCTGGCGACGAAGCTACCACGATCCGCATCGTCGATACCCAGGCAACCTAACCCCATCCTCCCCGCTAGGAGGAAACTCGCACGGCTGGCCGCAGTGATGCGCCCTGACCGGGCGGCTATGTAGCCGATGGGCCTCTCTGGCGGGAGAGGTCCATCACCCCTTCCGCCCAAAGGAAAGCAAATGTCTAAATTCGGATCGCTCGCCCCGAGCGACAAGCCGTATCGCGTCAATATCAAGCTGGACGGAAAGCAGATCATCGACAAGGACGGGAAGCCGTTCTTCATCGACGTCTATTCCGAAGACAGCGCTGTCGGGCGCCGGTTCGACAAGGAACAACGCGAGCAGGCGCTAGCCAATGCGCGCAACGGCATTGACCAGCCAACCCAGCTTGAAATCAACATTGCTAAGTGCGCGGCTCTAACCGCTGGCTGGCATCTTGTCGACCCTGATACGCTTGATCCGATCGATGTGCCTTTCACGATTGAGAACGCGAAGGATCTCTATTCGCGCCCAATGACGACGTGGATATGGGGGCAGCCGTGGGTAGCGGCGAATAACCACGCAAATTTTATCAAGAACTCTGCCAAAAGCTCTACGCTTACGCAGAGTGGAACTTCCGAAACGGCCGCAGACTAGGCGACGGGGCAACGGAAGGCGATCACCGCAAGTCGGCGGCGGCACAGTTTGCCAAGCTCGGTATCAAACCAAAGACCGATATTGCTATCCCGCCACCGGAATTCCCCCACGCCATCGGCCACGTTTGGCACTGGTTCCAAGAGGTTGTGCGCGGCGTTCAGGGCAACGGCTATTCCTACCCTGTCATTACCTGGACCGAGTTGGATTGCTGGGCGCGTTTGACCCGGCAGGAAATTGCTCCACGCGAAGCGCGGACCATCATCGTGCTCGGGACCATGCACGCCAACATCATGTCGGAAAAGATCAAGACCGATGGCGGTAAAGGTTAAGATCACGCCGTTCGAAAAGACGTTCAAACTTGTTATTGACCGCAATCTATCTCCTAAAGCGCGCAGCCAAAGAGTGGCGGCATTCGCCCGCAAGGAAATCGACACTGCGGATGCGCAGAACGCTAGAGTTCTGGGTTCGGCGCCACCTAAAACGGTAACGGTAGACGGCCGACAGGGCGCTCCGCTTGAAAGCGTCAACCCAGACCGCGGCACGATCATCGCGGAATGGCGCCTCGTCGGGGATGTGCTGACGTGGATCATGGCGACGCTGAAACAGCGGTCACCTGTTATCTCTGGACGTTACCGCGATAGCCATACGCTTTACGCCGATGGTGCGGAGACGGACGCGGCCAATCCGCCGCTCGCGCAGGAATACATCTTTCTCAACCCGGAGCCTTACGCTCGTAAGATCGAGATAGGCATGGTTAAGGGGCCACCTCCGCGCCCCTTCGTCATCCAAGTTGAAAACCGCATCTATCAGCGAACCGCAGACGATGCGCGGGCTCGTTTCGGCAACATCGCAAAAATCCGCTTCACCTATCAATCCGCAGTCGGCGGCAAGAGCCGCGCTGACCGTGTTCCAGCAATCATGGTGACCCTTAAGTGACCGATACCGTCGATAAGGTCATAATCCAGTCTGAGACGCAGGGCGTCCAGCAGA